GAATGAAAGACGGTTTGATTGAAAGAGTCGATAATACTTATATGTCAAACAAAAAAATTAATGTTGAAACAAAATCTGGAATAAAACAACTATTAAACGGTTAATTAAAATGAATATTTCTGAAACTATTTTAGAAGAACTTAGAAGATATAATAAAATTAATAATTATATTTCTGAACAAGAAGTCCCTGCTGATATACCCCCACCTCCCGGTGAAGAAGTTCCACCCGCTCCTGATGCTGGCGCAGCACCTCCACCCGCTGGAGAGGCTCCGGCCGCTGAGGCTTCTGCCGAACCAACACCAATTGATGTTGCAAATGACCCCGATGTTGAAAAACTTGGTGAGGAAGGAGAAGAAGAAACTGGTTCGGAAGAACTTGAGATTACTGACCTTGTTAAGTCCCAACAAAACATAGAAAACAAACAAGAAGAGTATTTTAACAATTTATTTACTCAACTTACTAACTTAGAACAGAAATTGTCTGACATGGACCAAGTTATGTCAAAACTTAATGACTTGGAAGCGAAGATAGAAAAATATAGACCAAAAACTCCACAAGAAAAACTTGAACTAAGAAGTTTGGACTCTGGGCCATTTAATCAAAAACTGACAGATTTTTTTACCGACAAACAAGGAGACATTGAACAATCAGGAAAAAATGAGTATGTTTTAACAACTGATGAAGTTGAAGATTATGCTCCTTCTGAAATCAAAAATACTTTTAGTGATTACGGGGAACCTAGTGATTTTAGACAAATCAAGTACTAATTGATATTTTATATTATTTGACTTTTACGGCTGACACATTTATTATTGTTTATTAACTCTTAAATTATATATTATGGCGACAAATTCTTTAGATGCTGTTCTCGCTCAGTATGAAAAAGCGAAATCAAACACAGGTGGAAGTAAAATTTCACAAGAAGACCGAATGAAGAAGTACTTCGCGGCAATCCTTCCTAACGGAAAATCAACAGGTCAAAAGAGACTTCGAGTCCTACCTACAACTGACGGTTCGTCACCGTTTAAAGAAGTATGGTTCCACGAAGTTCAAGTTGCTGGTAAATGGAATAAAATCTATGACCCTGGCAAAAATGACAATGAACGTTCACCTTTGAACGAAATTCACGACGAACTTATGATGACTGGAAAGGTTTCTGATAAGGAACTCGCAAAACAGTACAAAGCTCGTAAATTCTACATCGTTAAAGTTATTGACAAAGACGCACCTGAGGACGGAGTAAAGTTCTGGCGTTTTAAGCATAACTACAAGAACGAAGGAATCCTTGACAAAATCATTCCGATTTGGAGAGCAAAGGGAGATATTACTGACCCTGAGAAAGGTCGTGACCTTATCCTCGAACTCACTAAAGCAAAGACACCAAAAGGCATCGAATACACAGTTATCCAAACTGTAATGTATGATGACCCAGCTCCTCTTCACGAAGATAAAGAGACAATGGACTCTTGGGTTAAAGATGAACTGACTTGGAAAGATGTTTACTCTAAGAAGCCTGTTGAGTATTTGGAAGCAATTGCTCGAGGTGAAACTCCACGTTGGTCTTCAGAACTCGGTAAATATGTTTACGGTGATGAGTCTGGCGAAATGACTATGGGTGGAACTATTTCTGACCCACAAGCTGGTGATGAACCTGACGGCGACCTACCCTTCTAATTAAAAAAAATATTAATCAAACTGCCCCTGAAATACGGGGCGGTTTTTAATTACCTTAAAAAATGACAATTCAAGAAAAAATCTCAAAAAAACTTTATGATGCTCTTATGAGCAAATATGCTTCTGAAATGAGTGAAGCAGAAGCAACACTTTTGGTCTATTTTAATAATCCAGTTGGAATTGGTGAACACCCACAACACTTGGAAGAAATGGATAAAATGGTTGAAAAATATGCAAACGCAAAAGATAAAAGCGATGCGTTACAACAAATTGTAAAATACAACTAATTATGGCATTAAAGAAAAAAGAATTTTCGTTAGATGCAATTAAAGACAAGTACTCCACAAAGACCAAATATAAGGAAACGGAGTTTTATGAAGTCGGTGATGCTTTCCACAACAGTTGTGGTTTACCTGGTCCTGCTTTGGGCAACATCAATATGTTCCTCGGTCACTCAAACTCTTCAAAAACGACTGCACTTGTAAAAGCCGCAGTTTCTGTACAGAAGAAGGGGCATTTACCTGTTTTTATTATCACCGAAAAAAAATGGAGTTGGGACCACGCAGTAGAACTTGGTCTTGAAGCTAAGATGGTTGATGGAGAATGGGACGGTCAGTTCATTTTCAACGATAATTTTGATTATATTGAACAAGTAACTGATTATATCAATGAATTATTGGATGAACAGGAAAAAGGTAATATTCCTTATTCACTTTGTTTCCTTTGGGATTCAGTTGGTTCAGTACCATGTAAGATGACATTTGATGGTAAAGGTGGTAAACAACACAACGCATCTGTATTAGCGGATAAGATTGGTATGGGTATACAAGCTCGTATTACAAAGTCACGTAAAGAAGACTACCCACACATCAATACACTTATAGTTGTTAACCAACCTTGGGTGGAACTTCCAGATAATCCATTTGGGCAACCAACCATCAAAGCAAAAGGTGGAGAGGCTCTGTGGCTAGCATCGGCACTTGTGTTCCTGTTTGGTAATCAGAAAAATGCCGGTATTAACCACATTACAGCAACCAAAAATGGACGAACTGTATCTTACGCTATCCGTACTAAAATCTCTGTATTGAAGAACCACATTAATGGTCTTGGATACAAAGACGGAAAATCATCGCGACTCCACAAGGATATATTGCTGATGATAAAGACGCACTTGAAAACTACAAAAAAGATTATTCTCAGTACTGGAACGCAATACTTTCAGGAACTGGTGAAATAATTCTTGAAGAAGCTGAAGAAGTAATTGAAAACGAAGATTAATTTATTATCTTTGTATCTGTGAAAAAGACTCTCCTTGTTGACGGTAACAACCTATTCAAAATAGGATTCCATGGCGTGAAAGATTATTTCCACAATGGAAACCATATTGGGGGTCTTTTTCACTTTATTAATACCCTTAGAAAATTTATCGACGAACAAAACTTTGATAAAGTTATTGTTTTTTGGGATGGAGAAGACTCAAGGTCTCTTAGAGAAGTTATTTATCCAAAATATAAAATGAACCGAAGACTTACGTTTGAGGACCCCATTTATATTTCATATTTGTACCAAAAAAACAGAGTAAAACAATACTTGGAGGAAATGTATGTTCGACAACTTGAAGTCCAAGGAATCGAAGCTGATGACCTTATGGCTGAGTATTGTCGTATATCTGAAAACGAACAAAAATTAATATTCTCAAGCGACCGAGACTTAACCCAACTCATTTCTGAAAAAGTATCTTTATATTCCCCATCATTAAGAGCAACATTTAAAAATGGAGACAAAATCAAATTTGGTGATTTTGAATTTCCCCACGAAAATGTTTTGACTTTGAAAATTATGATGGGTGATAAATCTGACAACATCGAAGGAATCCAATCTCTTGGAGAAAAGACAATCGTTAAGTTTTTTCCTGAACTATTAGAGAAGAAAGTTTCATACCAAGAATTGTTGGATAAAGCGGAAATTCTTTTAAAAGAACAAAAAGATAACACAACTTTAAAAAATATTTTGACTGGTAAGACAAAGTCAGGTATATTTGAACAAGAGTATTATCAGATAAACGAAAAGATTGTAGATTTGTCAAATCCATTACTTAATGATGAGGCAATTGAACAAGTTGGATTTGTTTATTCTGAGAAATTAGATACAGAGGGTAGGAGTTATAAGAATCTAATCAAATTTATGGTGGATGATGGGATTTTTAAATTCTTACCTAAAACAGACGACGCATGGACTTATTTTATAACACCATTTTTAAAGTTAACAAGAAAAGAAAAAAGTAAAACAAAGTAAAATTTTTATGAAAGAGCAAAATGTAGATTTAACTAAGTTGGAGTTCCTTATGACAGTGAACGATAACTTTATCGTACAACGTTACTTCAACGTCAAGGATTACAACCCAAAGGCAAAAAACTCAGTAGAGCTTTTGGAGCTATTAGACGAATTTGTTGGTAATATGAAACAACACCTCAAGATGAAGAGTGTTTCTTATATGTCTGACAATCATTATGAAATTATGGAGAACCCTGAGGTTCTTGAGACATCTTTTACAGATGGTCCAGAGGTTTTTAATTTGTATCTAAAGTATAATGGTTACATTATGTATCACTACACTTTTGACGCTAAACCATACCCTCCTAAAGTTCGTTATACTGTGGATATTCGACCTTATTTGAAGGGTGTTTTATCTAATTTAACTGAGGTCTTCTCATCAAAAAATTTAACTTACAATTTGATGGGTTACTCACTAGTCTAACAATATTTAATAAAAAAAGACTAGAATGGCTGACAAAAATTTTGATTATTTAGGGAACATATTCCAGCAACAACTTATCAATCAAATCGTAGTTGATAAGAACTTTGCTCACTCGATTTTGGAAGTAATCGACTCCAATTATTTTGAAAACAAGTATTACAAAATCATTATGCAGATGATTAAGGAATATTATAAAAAGTTCGATTGTCCTCCAACCTATGACACTTTAAATCAAATTGTTAAGTCAGAGATTACCCAAGAGCTGATGTTAAAAATCACATTGGACACACTTAATGAAGTTAAGAATGTATCTGATGAGGGTTCACTTTTCGTACAAGAAAAGGCACTTAAATTCTGTAAGCAACAAGAGCTTCAGAAGGTAATGACAAAGGCTCAAAAGATTATTGACGGAGGAGAATTTGAAAACTATGACACCCTTGAAGAAATGGTTCGAGAGGCCCTTCAGGTTGGTGTCATAGAGAAGGACACTGGCGATGTATTTGAGAATTTGGACCAAGTTCTTGAGGAAGATTATCGTCACCAAATTCCAATTGGAATACCAGGTATAGATAATCTTTTGAAGGGTGGTCTTGCAAAAGGTGAAATTGGAGTTATATTAGCACCCACAGGTGTTGGTAAGACGAGTCTAACAACAAAGTTT